TAAATCCTCAGCAAGCGTAGATGGGATTTACCCCGATGCCCAAGGCGCGCACATTTCCGATGTACGCTTTTAGGGGGGTTTGGTACGATATGTCCGAATTAGAACTATTTGAAATTTTGCGCAAAAGTTTTTTGCCTGATTTGAAAAAGAGTGCTAAGCAATTTTCGCGCTTTGATTGCGAATCTGAATCTGCAAAGCTGCACATTGAACTCAAGTGCAGGCGAACTCACTATGACGATTTGTTAATTGAAAAGAAAAAGTTTGATGCGCTAGTTGAGCGAGCTAATGAAATTGGCTTTGCTCCTTGCTACATCAACGCAACACCGCAGGGAATCTATGCTTTCAATTTGCATAAGGTTCAGGTCACTTGGGAAAATCACCCAATGCCCGCAACAACAGATTTTGGCAATGCGCAGTTGGTTGAAAAAGCCGTTGGCTTCTTACCAATCACGCAGGCGGTTCATCTACCGGGGGCGGTGGATTTATGAGAGGAACAAATGTCAGCAGCGAAACCAACAGAGGTAAAGCGTAGGAACGGAAACCCTGGCAAGCAAAAGTTGCCCGACCTAAAGAATGTTATTGCGTTGCCGCAGATTAAGAATCAGCCGCCAATTCATCTTTCTGAATCAGGCAAAAAGATTTGGCTTGAGGTGCGCGAACTTGCGCCTTGGGTCGCAACCACCGATGGCAAATTACTTGTTGAACTTTGTGAAAAGATGGATAGAAAGTACGCCTTGCAAGCCAAACTAAATGCAAGTGAGTTCGTGCTTTACACCGACAAAGGCTACGCGTATTCAAACCCGTTGTTCGGAATGTTGAACACGGTTGAGAATGACATCATCAAGATTTTATCTTTGCTTGGTTTAACACCAATTGACCGAAGCAAATTAGGGGTTGCTGAAGTAACAACAAAGGGCAAGTTAGCTCAGTTGTTAGAGCAGCAAAAATCTAAGTGAGTAATTCTTGGCCCCCTAAATGGCTCACGCCTGTTCCGATTGAAGATCAACTTCGGGGCGATGGCGAGTTATATTCAAACTTTACCGAGGCAGTTTGCCGAGTAACTAAAGATTCAGTTGGCTCGCCTGCGGGCAAGTTGCTAGTCTTGCGCGATTGGCAAAAGCAATTATTAAACCACGCCCTTGCCCGCCGCGATGATGGGCGCTTTCGCCACCGCACCGCACTTATTGGGATGAGCCGTAAGTCAGGCAAATCAGCTTTGGGCGCTTCAATTGGGTTGGCAGGTTTGACCTTAGGCGGTCACGGTTCGGAAATTTATTCTTGCGCAGCCGATAAGGAACAGGCGCGAATTGTATTTGGCACCGCCAAGCGAATGATTGAAATGGATGAAGAACTTTCATCAATGTTCACGCTTTACCGCGATGCGATTGAGTTCAAAGATAAGGGTTCGGTTTACCGAGTGCTTTCTGCTGAGGCATATTCCAAAGAAGGTTTGAACCCTTCGCCTCTTGTTATCTTTGATGAAGTTCACGCCCAACCTAGTTGGGAATTGTGGAATGTGCTTTCACTTGCAGGTGGTGCGCGTGAGGATTCCTTACTTCTTGGCATTACAACTGCGGGCGTTAAGTCGCAAAGCAACGGTCAAGATTCTCTTTGTTATTCACTCTACCAATATGGTCAGCAAATAGTTAAAGAGGAAAAGAAAGATCAATCATTTTTCTTTGCTTGGTGGGAACCTGAGAAGCCTGAAGGTGATCACCGCAACGAAGAACTTTGGGCGCAGGCAAATCCTGGACTTTCTGACATCACCGATTTAGATGAAATGCGTTCGGCAGTTTTGCGAACACCTGAAGCTGAGTTTAGAACCAAGCGCCTTAATTGTTTTGTGAATACTTCGGTTGCTTGGTTGCCAACAGGTGCTTGGGAAGCGTTAGCCGATGAAGATCGTTATCCTGAAATTGGCGAAGATGTAATTCTTGCCTTTGATGGTGCGTTTTCAAATGACTCCACCGCACTTGTTGCGTGGTTACTTGGTGGTTCAAAGCCACATTTAATGGTTGTCGGTTTATGGGAAAGGCCAGATGATGCCGAACAAGATTGGCACATTCCTGTTGCCGAAGTTGAAGAAACAATCATCAGCACCTTCAGGGATGAAAGATTTAGTGTCCGAGAGATCGTGTTCGACCCCGCCCGTTGGCAGCGAACTTTTATGGTCTTGGATGAGGAAGGGTTACCCGTTGTCAGCTATCCGAATTCTGCTGAACGAATGGTTCCCGCCACGCAAAAATTCTACGAAGCAGTTGTGAACCAATCGTTTACTCACGATGGTAATCCCGCACTTGCTAGACACATTGCAAACTGCGTGACAAAGCAATCATCTCGCGGAGTTATGGTTGCCAAGGCAAGTTCACGCCGCAAGGTAGATGCTGCCGTTGCTTCAATTTTCGGATATGACCGTGCCACTCAACCGCTTGAACCTGCAAAGCCGGTTGCCAAATTCTTTTCGATTCAGGTTTAGGAGATGAAAATGAAACTCAACAAGATTGATTTCTCACTCATCGTTGAAGTTGTTGGCATAAGCCTTGTTACTTCAGGGCTTGCAATGATTTCTTTGCCTGCCGCATTTATTGTTTTAGGTTCATTTCTAGTATGGATTACAGAAAAGGCTAACTGATGAGTTTATCTAAGCGTTTAAGTGGGGCAAGCGATAAGCGAGCAATAAATTCTCAATATGTTGAGCCAATTATTCCTGGCCGCCCACCAAGTCAATCAATGTCGGGTGTTGTTGTAGATGCTGAGTCAGCTATCCGAATGGCAACAGTTTATTCCTGCGTTCGCTTGCTTTGCGATACCGTTTCATCATTACCTGTTGGCGCTTATGTGCGCCGAGGTCGCAATCGTTTGCCTTATGCAGTTGTTTATGGTGAGCAACCTGAATGGGTGACAAAGCCAAACCCTGAAACTACTCGCCTTGAATTTTATGAGCAGATTGTTTCCTCATTCAAACTTGAGGGCAACGCTTACATTATGACCTTGCGCGATGATATTGGTGACATTCAAGAGCTTTGGGTTCTTGACCCACGCGATGTTCGCATTGAACGCCCAAATCCAAATGAACCTTTGGTTTATTATGTGAAGGCAAGAGATGCTCAAGGTATCTATGAGCAAAAATTAAGTGGCAAAGATGTTCTTCACATTCCTGAGTTCCGTTTGCCAGGTCAGCGTTATGGTCTAAGCCCAATCGCCGCCTGCCGAACCACAATTGGTTCAGCAATGGCTGCCGATACTTATGCTGCCGCTTACTTCGGCAATGCTGCCAACCCTGGCGGTGTTATTGAAGTTCCCGGTGATCTAACTGAGGAACAGGCATCAGATATTGGGCGCGATTGGAACATCACTCACACAGGGCCTTATCGTGCGGGCAAAATTGGCATCCTTTCGGGTGGTGCGCAGTTCAAACCGCTACAAATTAACGCCAATGATGCGCAACTTTTGGACACTCGCCGCTTCTCAGTTGAGGAAATTGCTCGCATTTTCCGCGTTCCACTTAGCCTTTTAGGTCATCCTGTTGCGGGTGCGATGTCATTTGCCTCAGTTGAAGCGCAGAATCTTTCATTTGTTCAGCACTCATTGCGCCCAATCTTGGAACGAATTGAGCAAGCACTATCAACTTTGTTGCCTGAACCTGATGGTTTCATTCGATTTAACCTTGATGCGCTACTTCGCGGCACAACTCTTGAGCGTTATGATGCTTACACCAAGGGATTGCGTGAAGGTTTCTTGAGCTTGAACGATGTTCGCAGCATTGAAGATTTGTCACCTGTTGAATCGGGCGATCAATACCGTGTGCCGCTACAAAACATTGATGCAGCCGATGCCAAGGATGTTGGTTTGAAGTTGCGAGCAGAAATTGCCTCTAACTTGATTCAGGTTGGCTTTGACCCCAAGGCAGTTACAGATGCCGTTGGTTTACCTGATATGAAACACACAGGTTTGCCTTCATCTCAGCTACAACAGATTTCAAGCATTGACCCTGCTGACCCAAGTTCGGCTTATGAGGTCAATTCACGCGAAGCCCGCAATGGCAATAACTCAATGATTGTTCAAGTTCCTGAACCAACAGTTAATGTTGAAGCGCCAAATGTAACAATTGAGCCTGCAATGGTGATGCTTGAATCCCCTCAAGTCAATGTTGCTGCGCCAAATGTCAATGTTGAATCTCCAACAGTTCAAGTCACCAACACAATTTCACGCCAAAGAGTTATCAAGAAGGTTGTGCGTGATGATCTTGGAAGAATTGAATCAATCACGGAAGAATTTGTTGAGGGTGAAGAATAATGGCAACAGGTTTAAGCTCTTATTTAGCAAATGCTTTTCTTAATTCAGTTGGTAACGCAACAGCATTTTCAGTATCAACTGCCTATGTAAAACTTCACATCGGCGATCCCGGTGCTAATGGCACCGCAAATCCTGCCACCGAAACCACCCGCAAGTCGGTTTCATTTGGTGCGGCAGGTAGTGGCTCAATGGCAAATGATGCTGATGTTACTTGGACAGCAATTGCAGGCAGCGAAGATGCCACCTACTTCACCGCTTGGGATGCAAGCACCGCAGGCAACTTCCTATTTTCAGGAACAATCAGCGGCAATGCCTACACGGCAGGCGATACTTACACAATCCCATCAGCATCTCTAACAGTTGCCCTAACAATCGCAAGCTAAATGGCGCAATTTGTTTTAGACACTTCTCAACTTGGCGTTGATGTTCTAGGGCCAATCGTTTATGCAACAGCATCAGCAGATTTGCAGGGTTTAACCGCCACCGCAACCGCTGAAGTCACAAATGTTGTAACAGCAACAGCAAATCTTGGGGGATTGTCAGCAAGCGTAGTAATTCCTCAAGAACAAACTGCCTCAAGTTCAACAGGTTATTCTTTTGTTCAACCTAATTTCCCTGTTGTTGAACCTGAAATTGAAATAACTATTAAAACAGTTGTTGCAACAGCAAAAACAAAAATGGCAGGGATTAAGGCAAGTGCTGAATCTAGGATTGATTTCTCAATCATTGAAGATGATGCAGAAATTTTACTTTTAATTTAGGAACCAAATGCCTTATTACATAAGCGATGAACAAAGTGATTGCTCAGGTTGGGCAACGGTGAAAGAGGAATCTGACGGAACCTACACAACAGTTGGGTGCCACGATTCTAAGCAAGATGCAATTGACCAAATGATTGCGGTTTCAATTTCTGAAGATATGGAACCGGGTGGAGAAATTCGCGCCGTTGATTTAAGCGTTCCACAATTTATTCGTGACAACGCAGCTCGCGGTTTGAAATATCTGCAAGAAGGCTTTGGGGGAGATGGCTTAACTGATGCAACTAAACGCGAAGCGCGTGAAATGGCAG